TGGCAGTACGTGGCAACGGTCGCTATATATAGGGGGTAAAACGAAATGTGTAAAAATGAATGAGAGCCTAAATCAGTGAAAACCCCTTTAAACACTGGGAGTTTGAGAGATTTGAGGGGTGAACGAAAACAAAAACGAAATGTTACATTCATATAACATTCATATGACATTCAACGAACATTTGAAGAGCGTTCAAAGGGAAAATGTTACATTGAAGGCGATATGAGGGCTTTTTGAGGGAGTTGGTGGGTGGTTTATCATCCATTTATGCGTAAGAGGCTCCTGATGGCTCATATCGCCTTCTTTGGGCTTTGATGGATGGAATGGATAACAGAGATTGTTCCTTCGTCAGGCATCTATAGGCTTTAAAAGTAAGTTTGATAACTGTATTTCTTGATTATTGGAAAATTCCAAATAAGCAATATTTAGAAGTTTTATATTATTAAATTCTTCCATATAATAAATATTTGGTATCTTTGCACCCGATAAATTATTCATGTTACGACAAAATTATAAGGCAATGACGAAGGTAATACATGTACACCTGCTATCAGGTAGGAAGAACTACTATTTCGGCTCTATTTCGGCCATATTTGACGTTTTAACGCCCGAACAGATAGGCTACACCAAGAGCAGCTTGCTCCATGCAGGATTGACGGATGGAGGCTGTCTGATGAATGGCAAAGCCATGATCATACAGAGCCATCTAAGACGAAGTGGTGGCAAGGAATAAAACGGCTAAAACGCTCATTTAAAAGGATTTGAACGGCTTGCAAACTATCTTTGAATAGTTTGTAAGCCGTTTTTTCGTTTTAGTCAATAACGAATTGGCTAATTTACCGTAAAAATCGTGTTAGGGATGACACTTGGAATGACATTAGGAGTGACAGATACGAGCACGGAAAAACGAAATGTTTAGTTTGGAATGACATTAGGAATGACAAATACCAATGTCAAAATATTGTTTTTGGGGGAGAAAAGGGTACGATATAAGCGAAATATAGGCTTTATCTTAGCTTTTTGGGGTGCAAAATACGGTGTTTTGTGAATATTCAATGGGCAAAATTCAAGTGAAAGCCCTATAAACTAAGGACTTTCACATTTTAGTATATAAAAGAGTCATACTTTTCAGAAAAAACGTCTAATACTTCCTACAACTTCATACACTTGTAATATTCGGGAAATTGAAAATTCTTGTTCATCAAATTCCTCTTTATTTACTGGGACAAATTTGAGCATACCAGGAGTTGAAGACTTACGGAGTATTTTCACTGTTCTAAAAGTATCAAGGACAACTGCATATACTTCGCCATATTGAATGTCTTCAACGGAACATTTGTGCAATGCAATTATATCACCATGAGAAATCGTGGGTTCCATGGAATGCCCTGTAATATTGCACCACATTTCGGCACGTGGGCAAATATTAGCAACTATATTTAGTGCAGGAACCATTGCCTGGCTATTTTCTTGCAAATCAAAACCTCCCAAAAAATCCACATCATAATATGGTGTTCCTTCTTGGGGATTCATACTAACAGATAAAGATGGTTCTTCTTTTAGCATATCTCCTTGCCCTGTCAGTAACCATTCAGGGGAAATATCTGAATAAATGCTTAGAATATTTTCTAATTTATCAGTTCCGATGGCTCCATTATTTTTGAGAGACTTACTAAAAGAGGCATTTGACATTCCTACGCTCTTTTCAAAGGCAGCTATGCTTATGCCTTTAGTGTCTATATATAGCTTAATTCTGTCTAATATCATACTAATTTAGTTTAAAATCTAATTATTTTTATCGAAAAATAGAAAATAATCTAATAAATATTTTGTAGATATTAGAAAATATTCTATCTTTGCAGCGTGTTTGATAATTGAACACGTCGCCAAAGATACAAAATATTGGCGAGAAAAGGTAAAAATAATAGGAATTTAACATAAAAAGGCATGAATAAAAGAATCATCGTAGGTCATGGTGTTGGCAAAAGAATAGCCACACTGATGGGTATTACACCCGAAATGGTTAGTAAATCGCTCAACTACAAGAAGGACTCTCACCTGGCAAGAAGGGTGAGATACATGGCCATCAAGGATTTTGGTGGCATACCTGTAGGCGATAAGTTGGATCCTCAAAAATAAAGAATTATGAAGGAAGCATTTAGACTGATATATGGTAAGGAATGGAAATGGTTTCTCAGCCTTGCCCTTGCCATGAAACTGAGATTGATTTGGTTCTTGGTGAGCTTTGTGATGCTTTGCGCATTGTCTTTTGACAGAAGTGACGTATTGTGTGTGTTTGCCGTGGTTGTGAACTTCCTTGCCAGTGCCATCGCCTTGAGAGGTGTGCCTGGTGATGGGATAGAAGAGTAAAAACATACAAGAATATTAAACAAATAACGGAATGGAGTTTTACAACAAGATACTGTGTGTGACCTTCGAGGAGCTAACTGGTGGTGACGAGCCTGTCATCAAAGGCAACACTCTTTCACAAAATGTTTGCCGTGGCAACATCCAATGTGCCCGACAAGCAAGAGGAGAAGGAAACTATGCCCTGTATGTATATGCCTCCCTTCCCAAGAAGTACAGAATGAGATTCGTGGAGAAATATGGAGACCACAAGGACGTGTTGGAGCGACAAGAGTTGAAGGACTACATGCAGGTGGATGAGGAAGCTCGTAAGTTTTACGAGTCGTTTGAATACGATTTGAATGGTGTTCAAACAAGACTTTCACAGAAGCTCATCGACGAATACACCCAGAACGCAAGCGTGCTGAAAATGCTCCTTGCCAGGATGAATGACCTGCAAGCCACGACACATGCCCTGGGTGGTGGCAGAAGAAGCGACCTCTGGAGCATCGTGTTCAAGCAAAGCGAGAAGATGAGGGAAGCCTTTGGACATACACTCCCCAAGAACCTCGCTCGATTGAAAGTGAAGATGAGTACCTTCAAGAAAGATGGCTATCCCTCACTGATAAGTGGCAAGATAGGCAATAAGAACACGGTGAAGATAACAGAGGAAGCTGGCAGAAGACTCGTGGCACTGAAAAGAAGCCGTGTGCCAGTGCTGACAGACTCTCAGATTTTCACCCAGTTCAACCAAGAGTGTGAGAGCCGTGGGTGGAAGCCCCTGAAGAGCATCCGCAGCTTGAAGATATGGCTTGACAGTGCAGCCGTGCAGCCATTGTGGTATGATGCCGTACATGGCGAGCAGAAGGCACACCAAAAGTTTGACCGCAGACACAAGACCCAACTTCCACAGATGAGGGATGCCCTCTGGTATGGTGACGGCACGAAGCTCAACCTCTACTACAAGGATGAGGATGGCAAGGTGAGAACCACGAGCGTGTATGAGGTGATAGATGCTTACTCAGAATGTCTCCTTGGTTTCTGCATCAGTGACAGCGAGGACTATGAAGCCCAGTACATGAGCTACAGGATGGCCATACAGGTGAGCGGACACAAGCCCTACGAAATCGTGTATGACAACCAAAGTGGCCATAAGAAGCTGGAGAACCAGGAGTTCTTCAAGAAGCTATGCCACATCCATCGTACCACCACCCCATACAACGGAGCGAGCAAGACGATCGAGAACCTCTTCTACAGGCTACAGAGCCAGGTACTTCACAAGGAATGGAACTTTACAGGACAGAACATCACCACCAAGAAGGAAACGAGCCGCCCGAACTTGGAGTTCATCGAGGCAAACAAGGACAGCCTTCCAACATACGACGAACTGAAAGCCATCTATCTGGAGGCAAGGAAGGAATGGAACGAAATGCCACACCCTGCCACTGGTGAAAGGAGAATCGACATGTATGAGAAGAGCGTGAACCCTGAGACCCCAGTGGTGACAGTGAGCGACATGGTGGAAATGTTCTGGGTACAGGCAGACCGCATGAGCACCTTCACCTCCAGTGGCATTGAGATAACCATCAAGGGCAAGAAGCGAACCTATGAGGTAATGAGCAGCCCTGGAGTGCCAGATCTGGAATGGAGAAGAAAGCACACCTATCAGAAGTTTGTGGTGAAATATGATCCATACGACTTCACAAGCATTCGCCTCTACTGGAAGGACAAAGCAGGACAGCTTAGATTTGAGAGAGTGGCTGAGCCATACCTGGTGATACACCGTGCCATACAGGAGCAGACCGAGGGCGAGGCACTTTTCATCAGGCAGCAGCGTGAGGCCACCGAGCAAAGCCGCATAGAGCGACAGGTGGAGGCAAGGCAAATCGAGTACGACGAAGGTGTTGCACCAGAGCAGCACGGCTTGCAGACACCAAAGCTGAAAGGCGTGAGCAAGGAGGTGCAAAGACAGATAGACCGACGCACAAGGAAGTACAGAGGTCAGCCAGAGGAACTGAGCATCGGCAAGGTGACCAAGAAGGTGAGCAACATCGACTGGGACAATGTTTGCCAGGTGGTGGAGTTCGACGATGCCAAGGCAATGGGAAAAATGTAATAACAATTTAAAATAAAGAAAGGAACTGAATCATGGAGTTGACAAACAAGGAAAAGGAACAGATAACAGGCAGACTGAGAGCGTATGTGGCCAAGTTTGCAAGCCAAAACAAGGCAGTGGCAAGCATGAAGGGCACGAGCGCAGGAACCGTGAGCAACATCCTCAACGGCAAGTGGGAGAACATCAGCGAAGACATGTGGCGCAAGGTAAGCGACCAGGTTGGCACGGTGGGTGGCAACGACGAAGGCTGGCAGATTGTGGAGACACATGCCTTCCATGACATCACCCTTGCCATGCGTGATGCCCAGAACGACAAAAACGTGACCTGGGTGGTGGGCGAAGCTGGAAGTGGCAAGACCACCACGGCAAAGATCTACGGTGAGGAAAACCGTGAGGTGTTCTACATCCTTTGCTCAGAAGACCTCCACAAGGGCGACTTTGTGAGAGAGATAGCCCACAAGATGGGCATCCGCACCGATGGGTACACGGTTAGGGAGTTATGGATAACCATCCAAAACGAGCTGATTCAGATGGATGCCCCTCTCCTGGTATTCGACGAGGCAGACAAACTCATTGAAAGCGTCTTTCAGTATTTCATCAGCCTCTACAATAAGATTGAGGACAAATGTGGCGTGGTGTTCCTCTCCACCGATTACATCAAGACACGCATCAGCCGTGGCCTCAGATGCAAGAAGCGTGGCTACAAGGAGTTCTACAGCCGTATCGGTCGAAAGTACTTCGAGCTGGACGACACGACTCCCCAGGACGTGTACGCTATCTGTACGGCAAACGGACTGAGTGACCGCAAGGACATCGAGGAAGTGATAACAGAGGCCGATGGCTGTGAGTACGACCTGAGAAGAGTGAAGAAGAGCGTGAGAAGAGTGAAGAAAATCAAAAGCATCAAGAAATGAGAGCATTGACAGTGAAAGAGGTGTTGAAGCAGAAAAAGCGCACATTTGCCTTCAAGGGGAAATGGAAGGATGCCTTTGGTGAGCCTGAGCGTACAGGCGTATGGTTCATCTGGGGCAACAGCGGCAACGGCAAGAGCAGCTTCGTGATGCAGCTTTGCAAGTACCTGTGTGAGTTTGACCGTGTGGCTTACAACAGTCTGGAGGAAGGTGACTCGCTCACCATGCAGAACACCTTGAAGAGATACGGCATGAGCGAGGTGAACAAATCCTTCTACCTGTTGAACGGTGAGAACATGAGGGAACTGAGCGACCGCCTTGACAAGCGCAAGAGCGTGAACATCGTGGTGGTGGATTCCTTCCAGTACACACAGATGAACTACAGGGAATACATCCGCTTCAAGGAGGCCCACCGTGACAAGCTCATCATCTTCATCAGCCATGCGCAAGGAAAGGCTCCAAGAGGCAGCGCAGCGCAAAGCGTGATGTACGATGCCACCTTGAAGATATGGGTGGAAGGCTTCAAAGCCTTTTCGAAAGGTCGCTTCATCGGGGAAAAGGGTGAATACACCATTTGGGACGAAGGAGCGAACAAATATTGGGGTGACGACTAAAAATGAATGAATCATGGAAGAAGTTATAAACAAAATCATGGAGTACATCCAGAAAAAGACCGAAAATTTCTCGTATATGGATCAGCAGATGATGTATGATGAAATAGCTGGTAAACTGACAGACATGTCACTGGATGCTCTTAAAAATGAATATTTAAATAATATGGAGGGAACTGAAAATGAGTAAAGTTGACAGAATGATTGAACTGAAGCCAGACCGCACTGGCGACACTCGTGAGGTATTAGTGAGTGTGGGACACCGCTGTGAGTATTGCCAGGGCAATGGCTACTTTTGGGGAGTTGACAAGATCGGGAAGCATGTGAAGACTCCCTGCCCGATATGCCAGGGCAAGAAGGAACTTGATGCAGTGATAGGCATCCAGTGGAAACCAACGTGCAAGGAATAAAAAAAAGAATTATGGAAAATCAAGGAGCAATATTTATCGTGGCAACCATCACTGGTGTTTACCATGCAGGCTATCAAAAGTTTTATGACAAGACGGACGTTGGCTTTGTAGCAAAAAAAGATTTCAGCAAATCTGACCAGAAGGAACTGTCTAAAATATTTAAAGAATGGTACAAGGACAGTTGCATCGTTAGCAGAATCGAGAAAGAAGTGATAAAGATGAAAGTCACAAAGTTAGTAGTGACGGTTCGTTTTAAAAAGATGGAATGTGACTATTTGTTTCAACCATAAAAGCCATGGGACAGGAAGTGACAAATTTCGCAAGATTTTACACCATATTGAAGCGAGTGCCCTTGATGGGTGACGTGGAGACCACCAAGCGAGAGATGGTGAGAATCGGGACAAATGACAGAACGGACAGCTTGAAGGAAATGACATGCAAGGAGTACAACGCACTGTGTGACCTCCTTGACAAGAAGTTTCCCGAAAAGAGAAACATCTATCTGGAGCAACGCAGAAAGAGACGCAGCGTGTGCCTAAAGCTATTGCAGAAGATAGGTGTGGACACTACTTGCTGGGCTGACATCAATGACTATTGCCGAAGTCCAAGAATAGCAGGAAAGGTGTTTGCAGATCTCGACATCGAGGAGCTGGAGCACCTTTCCATCAAACTGAGAACGATACTTAAAAAACAAGAAGACAACGAATAAACAAGTTTAAGATTATGAAGACAGAAGACATTTTGAAAGGCCTCAGTGCCGAGCAACAGGAAGAACTCCTGAGAACATTGACTGCCAACAAGCAGCAGAGTGAACTTGACAAGCGCAATGCCTATGAGAGCATTCGCACAAGTTTTGGAAGAAACGTGAAGGATGAGGTGGTGAGAGTCGCCTTGAGCGTGAAGAAGTTCCGTGACTGGCTCGACAAGGAGAGCGAGGGATTCAAGGAAGTCATGGCGGAATACGGCAAGCTTCGTTCCAAGGAGCAGCGTGGTTACACCCTCGTGGTGGACGACTTCAAACTGGAGGTGAAGAGCCAGGACGTGAAAGGCTTCGATGAGCGTGCCGAGCTTGCAGCCCAGAGACTCATGGAATACCTTGGTGCTTATATCGATAAGAGTGAGAAGGGAGAGGATGATCCTATGTACCAGCTTTGCATGAATCTCCTGGAGCGCAACAGAAATGGAAAGTTCAACTATACGAGCATCAGCAAGCTCTATCAACTCGAAGGCAAGTTCAATGATGAGGAATACACAAGCATTATGAACCTGTTCCGTGAGAGCAACGTGACCAAGGAGACCGTAGTGAGCTACTATTTCAGCCAAAAGGGTGAGGACGGAGTTTGGCGCAAGATAGAGCCATCTTTCTGCCGTTTGTAGAATGACGTTTGAATATTGAACTTAAAATGAGGCATCCCCAAGAGAATGCCTCATTTTTTTATGCCCCTTTCTGAGGATTTTTTATTATTTTTGCAGCCATGCCAAAGGGAAGGGATAGAAATCTTGTCAACACAAGGAACATACGGATTTATGAGCGTTACTATTATTGGACGGAAGTGAAGAGGCTTCGCTTCGACGACGCTTTGAAGAGATTGAGCACGGAAGAGTTCTTTCTCTCGGAAAGCCGTATCATGCAAATCATCAGGGATATGATCCAGGCTGGCGTGACCGTGGATGGCAAGAAAATAGAGAAACCTTTGTTCACCGGCTTCAAGTTGAAGCCTCGCTCTACATCCTCTTCATTGAAATCGTCACCTTACGTGGAGGGGCAACTGTTTGCGTGTCCTTGATGGCATCGGTCGCCACAACCGAATAGACCATTTCATAGACCTTGATGCCATGATTGGCGGTGTAGAACTTGGATGTTTCCCTCACAAGTGCCCCATCTTCCTTTGGTCGATAACCTTGCAAGAGACGGTGAAGCTCTTCCACCATCGCAGCCCTTTCTTTTATGGCCTCCATCGTTCCACTGTCATAGTGGGTGTCATCATAGCAGTCGATGAGCAACTGAACGTTGACCTTGATGGTTCCCTTTTGGCTTCTGTCTGCCAAGTTGCTCCAGGTCGCCTCCTGTAGGTCGATGAGCACGGCTGGAAAAGTTATTGGGTACATGTCGGTATTGGTGTTATCGATGTTTTCCAACTGCCCATAGTTTTCATCAACGAGGGAAAGCCCTGGCATTCCTTCCTTGACATGATTAATGATTTGATAAAGAAATAATTCCATCCTTGATTTTCTCCAATGATTCGTTTATAGTTTTGTTTACCTTCACCTGTAGCTCCTTGGAGTCGCCCATGAACTGACGTTGTGGAATGTGAGCCTTCACGGTGATCTTGTCTTTCTTTGTCAATGCGAGGCACTTCCACAAGCGTGCCTCTTCTGGGAGATCCTTTGGGAGCTTACCCTTCCCCTTGACACCAGCGAGCGAGTAAGCCATGTGCCATGCGAAGCGCCTCATCTTGGGCGAGACCGTAGGGTGTGTGGTGATGTCGCCACCATCGTTGTGGATGGCAGCGTATGGGACAGGGTTCTCTATTGTCACCTCACCCAACCCTGGCTTGCTCTGTATGGAACTCATCAGATGGTTTCTCCTGGAGGTTAGTGGGCCATACTTGGCATCGGGACCACCTTGTTTCTGCCTGAGGGTCTTTTTCCAAGGGTGCAGCCCATCGTCAAGCCAACCACCGTCACGGAAATTTTGCTTGAAGTGGTTCACGGCTATCACTCCCACCTTGCGAGGGAGGCGGTCGTTCACTTCCTTCATTATGTCCTCCTTGGCCTTTTCAACCAATTTTTCTATGTTTTTTGCATCCATAGGAAAAGTTTTTTATTATTTTTACTTGCATTTCAAGGAAATATTGTATCTTTGCAGCGTCCCCATTCGCTCATATAGGCTGTCACGGCTTGAGGTTTGGGGATTTTTTATTTTTCCTTCAATGAATAAAATTGCTCATAGCCTTTTTTACATAGAGCCATTTTAACCTCGAAGGTCTTTCCCTCATACTCAAATTCATATTGCCTAAACTCAACGAAATGAAGAACATTTTGTTTCTTTTCTATGTTGGCAATGTTCTTTGGAAGGCTCATGTCCTTTCCCTCACCAAGCGGACTTACCCTAATGAATTTCATTTCTGATGGATTATTCCATATATAAATGGCAGCATCGACATCATAGTCATGGTGGCAATGTTTCAGAAGGGCGTTTCTTACTTTGTTTGTACGGTTCAAAGTTCCAGAAAGAACAGAACTACATGGCTCTTTGTCCATCTTTGGCATGAGGTCTTGGTCTTTCACCTCTTGCTTGCGAGCAAAAGCCTTTTCCTCTATAGGTTGTTTTGCTTCTAATCTATTGATACAGCCGTCTATGAATGGGCAATTAAAACAATCCTTGGCTCTATTAGAGAACAGTCTTTTAAGTCTATTCCTGAAAGAACCTTTTTTATAGAAGTCGCAATGTTTGCAGTCCTTAGGGAAGTATGGATGATTGTCACTGAATGAGTGCCCATCCTTTCCCGGATTGTTCTCCAGGCCTCTTTGAGGCTTTGTTGGCTCCATGTCTTTGGGACGGACCACTGGGTCATCGGTTGCTTCGAGCGAACACTTGCAGTTCCAACGGTCGCCTGGGTGGTGCTCATTCCAGAATGGGTCATCCACTGGAAGGGTAAGCTTCATCTGCCAATAGGCACGGTGGCTACTCTCTGGCTCCTTGGAAGTGGTAGGCATCCATCTGAGGTTTGGCAAGATGTCCTTGTTTCGCTCGAACTCCCTCCAGTCGGCAGCGGCATGGGCACGGATCACGGCCGTGTCGTATTCCGTCTGTAGCCATGAACCCACCTGGTGGCTACTGATGGCACTCACATCCTCCACCCACTTACCAAATGGCTTCAACTGTCCCTTGGAGTCATAGAGCTTCGCAGCCATCTCTTGACCCATGGTGTGAACCTTGAAGGCCGCAAACACCTCGTTGGAGTGTCTGAGAGCCTTGTAGAAGTCTTCCTCATGGGTCGGTGGGGTCTTTGCCTTGGCAAGGCCTTCTACGGTTCCCTCGTTGATGACACGAAGCACCTCACGCCACATCACACCCTCGATGCTGTTTTCCGTGTCGAAGCCCTGGTAGATCTTTTTGATGAACTGGGCAAGGATGTCGGCATTGAAGCGGACGGCTCCATCCACATTGTCGAAATGGTGGTGTCCGCAATGGCATTGGTAGTCACCATAATAGAGCGTGTCAATCAGAAGTCTGTGTCCGCCCCGATAGTTGGGGCTATTCCGAAAAAACTCTTCAAACGGTCTTTGAACGCCTTTTTATCAGTGTTCAAAGGCTTCTTTTTAGGGTCTTTTCCCTCATCGTCTGTCTCATCATCCTTGTCCTTGTCGCCACCACCTCCCTGGAGACTTTCACGCAAGGCTTGCTTCTGAACTTCGATGGCTTGCTTCTGTTGGTCGTAGTCCTTTGGCTTCTCGATGCCAAACGTCTCATAGAGCCAATCATCATCCATCGGCAGCCCCATTTCCTTCATCCCCTTCACGATGTTGAGCATGGACTGAGGCTCCGTCTTGTCCTTGTGGGCATAGACGAACTCACCACCCTCCACGTTGAAACCAAGGTTCTCGAAGATGGCCTTCATGTCATAGTTGAGGATGTCGAGCAGGAAATCACGGTCATCAGCGTTCATGTCATCCTCTTCCTCCTTGTGAACCGTTCCAAGAGCTTGCGTGCCAGTGTCCTTTGTGTCGGTGGTGAGGGTATTGCCCAGCACACGGATGGAAATCTTGCTGTCCCAATATTCCGCAAAGTTCTGGTAGAGATCGGAAGAGCCGGTCTTGTTGCCTGCCTCTATCAGCTTCATCTCACTCTCATTCGGGTGGATGTACACGGCATTGCTACCTTGGTTTCTGGCATCGGCAATGATTTTCTTGCGAGCATCCTCGTCACCTGCATCATAGGTGTATTCACGGATGGGCATACCAAAGATGTTGCAGAACTTCGCCCAGTCGCTCATGTCGCCACGCTTGTAGAGCACGGCAGGAAGAAGTTCCGCAAAGATGCCCAATCCACGCTCAGTGCCGACAAAAAGGATATTGTCGAACTCTTCAATGTCGATGCCGTCCTGGTCGCCCTGGTGCTTCAAGAGCTTGTGGAAGACAGGATCATAGTGCTTTCGGTCTATGAGGTCATAGCGAATGTTACCATCATCATCCAAGTAGAACTGAACGAGGGTGAAGCCATAGAACTTCGACATGACAAGATCCCTTCGCAACTGTTTGAACCACGGTGAGCGAAGCTGGCGGCAAATATCCTCATCGGGCTTGCCGTCTCGCTGGAACTCAATGGGAATCTGTGTGACACCTCGAAGTCGCTTGTCGAGCACACCTGATAGATGGAGGTCAAGCTGGGCTGACTCATACATGTCAAACAACTTGACGCGGTACGAGAAATCCACACTTTTGGCACTCCTTACGGATTCCATGTAGTCCTTCATGTTGAACATGAAAAGCTCAGGCATCTGTAGGAACACGTCTGGAGGGCGGTTTCCCTCTACTTTTCTGAAACCACCCTGAACTATCTTGTTGGAACTACCACCATTTGGCTTGTATCCCAGTCTCTTCTTAAATTTCTTCATATCAATTCTTGTTTATAAAAGTGTCGGTCTTATCTCATCTGCCAAGATTTGCCATCTGGAATTGTCTGCAACTTGCTCATCGGGCAACTTGGGAGCACCATCGATGGTGATGTCTCCCTTCATCACTCCCTTCAACCACTCAATGGCACGGTCATAGCGGTCTTGCCGTATCTTTGCCAGCTTGTAAGGGTTGTGCTGACAGAAGATGTGATAGACAGTGATGTCGATGGCAAACATCAGGATAAGAGGGTTTCTTGCCTCGCCTTCAGCTGAGAAGATCTTGTCACAGTCGTATGTCTTGTTAAGGTAGCCTCTCATTTCAGAGATGGCCCTGTCCTCGCAAATCTCAATGATTTGTGGGTCGTATGTCGTGGACTCCTTGCGAAGGAGGGAGTCCAGAATCTCACGATGTATGGTTGCATCGTAGTCCGAAGTATTGATAAAATTTGCCATAGTTACATTCTATATGGGTTGTCCTCGTTTAATTCCTCGTATGATATGGTGACGGTCGGCTCCATTTCCACCACCTTGTTTTCAAGAATGGTGATTCCACCCTCTATGCAGTCGGGGCCGTCGGCATTGTATGGAAGGTGCATTTCGAAGAGTTTGAACTGGTTGATGAGTTCCTGCATGTGTGGGTTGTCACGTTCTTCCTCGTTGAATACCCATTCGCAGTTTCTGTCAATCGGCTCCAGGTTCGCCTCTATTCGGGTCGCCTTGTCCGTCTTCTTGCGCTCATCGCCCTTGATGTACAGCTGTTTGTTCCTGTGATTGCATTCCTCACGCAGCAGGGGCTTGAATACCTGGTTGAAGAAAGGGTCTTGCAGCTTGTTGTTCTCCATGTAGTAATACACGTTGGTCTTCCCTCCCACATACTCCATGATGTCGAAATACCAGCCTATGAAGGTGGCATTGAGTTCCCTGGCAAGGAATCCCTTGATGATGTAATACACCCCCTTGTGCTTGCCGATGAGCCACAAGGCCTTGGTGGAACTTGCCTTTTTCTTCGAGTCGGAATAGGCAGGGTCGCCATAGGCTATGAGAAACTTGAACTTTTTGAGCGGTGGAACCTTGCCGAATGGCAGGTACTTGAATATGGTTCCCTCGCTCACAGGATTGTTGAAGTACTCTGCTTGTGCGCTCTTGGTTGAGATGTTGGACAGAACGGTGTCGATTTGTTCCTCTGTGTTCTTGGCCGGCCAGGTTGAGTGTCCATTCTTGTCACGTATGTTCACGATGTCCCAGTGTCTTGCCTTGGCTCCAGCCTTCTTGATGCAACAGTCCTTGGCTATGATGTTTCCACACCACAGAATCAAGGTAGGCTCAGAGATGGAACGTGTAGGATAAAGCGAGGCCTCGAACCAGTCCCATTTCTTTTTTAGCGTCTCTGGGTTTCTGCAATCCTCATCCGTGTCGTAGTCATCCATGTAGATGACATCGGGGCGAACTTCCTCATTTCGAGCACCACGAGGGGCAGAGCCAGCACCCAAGGCTACGAACTTTGCACCACACTTGGCGGTGAACTCACCATCTGTCCACTGACCAAGCGTCACCTGGGAGCCATAGAACTGGCGGATTCGGGGATTTGACTCAAAGTTAATCTTGTAAGGTGCAAGGAGACGCTTGGCAGAGTCAATGGTGGCAGATGCCAGGACAAAGAACCTCTTGCGCTTGGTCAGTGCAAGGTACATGCAGATAAACATCGCCACGGTAGATTTGGCAAGCTCACGGCTCCAAGACAGCACCTCATACCATTCATCATGCTCGATGACACGCTTGATGGCACGCACGTGGAAAGGCGCAAACTCATACTTGGCATACTTGGGAAAGAAGTACTTGATCCATTTGATTGGGTCTTCCTCCAGTTTCTTTCTCTTCTTGTCGATTTCACTCTGTGAGAGCCAGTCTTCCACAGGTACATCGGCAGCCAGTGCCTTGTGGTGTTCTGCCCACCTTTGCAGGGCATTTCTTTCTTCTTGTGTCATTTCAACTGATCTTTAATGAATAAATCCCAAAGCTCGTTGTACTCCTTGGCCTTTTCTATGTCAATGGAGCGAAGCCAGTTGGTAAACTTGATGCCCACGTTCACTATGTCTGTGATTCCTGCCTCATTCTGTAATTTCTTGATGGCAGAAGACAGCTTGACAATGGTGTCTGCCTCCTTGGCCGTCAAAGCACGCTGTCCTTCAGGACGTGCATTCGCCCCATCCTGTATGTCACTGATTTGCTTGATCATGCCAGCAATGATTTGCTCCGTGGAGATAGTTATGGAGACACGCAGCTCTTCCCATTTCCCTTCCCTGATCCATCGGGAGACCGTCTGCCTGGTGATTCCCACCTTTTCAGCGATTTCTTCCTGTGTGCATCGGCTTTTGATAAACAAATCCTTTGCAATGCTCTTCTTGTCAATGTTACTTTTTACCATATTTATATAGTTTTGATTCTGCAAAGTTCTAAAGAAATCCGCAAAAAACGAAATCGTGATTTTATGGTAGCGTCCACGAACACCACCGTAGCGTCCATGGACACCACCATAAAACCACGATTTGGACAACTCGAAAAAAGTCCCGATATTTGCAAAAAATTTCAACGCATGAAACAGAAATTTCGCAATATAATAAAAGGTGATGGCAAGGCTATCATCATGCTTTATGGACAAGTCGGTGAAGGGCGTTCCGTAGATAGCAACCGTGTGGTGAGCGAGCTTTTCGCATTGAGTGACCAGGGCTGCAAGATCGAAGTGCGCATAAACAGCCAGGGTGGAGATGTTTTCAGCGGCATGGCCATCTACAACGCCCTCCGACAATCCAAGGAAGACATCACCATATATATAGACGGTGTGGCAGCGAGCATCGCAGGAATCATCGCCCTTTGCGGCAAGCCTCTCTACATGAGTCCATACGCCAAGCTGATGCTCCACAACGTGAGCGGTGGCACATACGGCAACGCCAAGGAGCTTCGACAAATGGCAGACCAGATGGAAGTGCTACAGTCAAACCTCGCCACCATGATAGCTGGTCGCCTCGGCATGGAGGCAGACAACGTGGCAAAGAAATACTTCGATGGGCAGGATCACTGGATAACTGCTAACGAGGCACTTGACATGAAGCTCGTGGATGGAATCTACACAATGGATGAGGTAGCCAACCCACCGACAACGACAGAAGGCATTTACAACTATTTTAATAATCGGTTTGACTTCAAACCACAAAACAATGAAGAAATGGCATTAATAGATGACATCAAGACGATTCCGAGCTTCGAGGACAAGACGGATTCGAGTGCCGTACTGGCACACATCAGAGAGTTGGAAAACAAGGCGACCAAGGTGGGCATTCTCGAAAAGACGGTGAAGACCTACAGGGATGAGCTTGAAAAGGCTCGCAAGGAGCAGGATGACGCTCTCATCAACGAGGCTGTCAAGGCTGGCAAGATTGGAAACGAGCAGGTGGAGACCTTCAAGAACCTCCTGAAGAGCGACCGTGAGAACACCATCAAGCTCATCGGTGGCATGAAGGGACGTGCAAGCAACCGTGCAACGGATTTCATCAACCCAGACACACCATCAGGCGGCTCGTTCGCCAACAAGACATGGGACGAGATTGACAAGGCAAACAACCTCGCCCAGTTGAAGAACCAAGACTTAGCACTTTTCAAGAACCTCTACAAGCAGAAGTTCGGTGTGGACTACAGCGAGTAATAACTTTTAATTTTATAAGAAATGGCATTAAACAGAGAAATTTGGATCAATACCATCGTCGAGAATTTCTATCCCGACAATTCCTTCATGGCGAAGAGTATTGACGATTCCGCATTCGTGAACAACAAGACCGTTCACATCCCTAACGCTGGCAAGCCTTCGAGCGTGGTCATCAACCGCAGCGAGAAGCCAGCGAAGATCAAGGAGCGTGAGGACAACGAACTCACCTACAACATTGACGAGCTGACAACAGACCCTATCCACATCTCCAACGTGGACACGGTGGAACTCTCCTACGACAAGCGCAACAGCGTGCTTGCCAACGACCGCAAGCAGTTGCAGAAGGCGGCAGCGCAGAACTTGCTCTACAAGTGGGCTGGTAGCTTGAAGACGAAGTTCTTCACAGCAGGCGAGGCTCGTGAGGCACACACCTCAGAGACAGCCACTGGCAACCGCAAGAAAATCACCAAGGCTGTAGTGATGAAAGTTGCCGTAAGGTTCAACATGGACGACGTACCAGCAGACGGCCGTTTCATGTTGCTTGACGCTTCCATGTACATGGACTTGCTTGACGACCTGACAGACAAGGAACTCTCAGCCTTCCTCGCATGTGCCGATGCTTCAAGAGGCGTGCTTGGCAAGTTGTATGGCTTTGAGATCATGCAACGCTCCCAGGTGCTTCGCACAACGGCAAACGGTGCAGCCATCTTGAAATGGGAAGAGGATGATGCTGACACTGAACTTGCAGCTGGTCTTGCCTGGCAGCAAGACTGTGTGAGCCGTGCCTTGGGTGACGTGAAGATGTTCGATGATATGGGCAACCCAACCTATTACGGCGACATCTACTCATTCCTTGTGCGTACAGGTGGCTCACCACGTCGTTACGACGGCAAGGGTATCGCAGCCATCATTGAGAGCAACGCAGCCTAAAAGGTTAAATCGTAAAATTAGACTCTATGATATTACCAAGAGTAAAAATTCAGTTCCTCAATGGCCAGTTGGGAACCGTCGGTGAGAGTGCCGACGGACTCCTGGCCCTCATTTGCGGTGCGGCAGCCGTAGCAGGAACCTTTGTGCTTAACACAGCCTATACCATCACAAGCATGGATGACCTTGCCGAGCTTGGAGTGACAGCGACCAACAACGCAGCCCTCTACAAGCAGGTGTCCGAGTTCTACGATGAGGCAGGAACAGGCACAAAGCTGGTCCTCTACCCAGTCAATCCAAGCACCACCTTGACCAACATGTGTGATTACACAAGGACGGACGCAGGGTATGCGAGAGACTTGATCACCAAGCAAAACGGCAATTTGAGGGGCATCGGCATCGCCAATGTCAACACGGGAGCGTCTGGCACAAGCATCAACGGCATCGACCCCGATGTGTTCACTGCCATGCCAAAGGCACAGCAGCTGGCAGAATGGGCAACCACCGAGCTTTACGCCCCTTTGTTCTTCATCCTCGAAGGTCGCAACTTTGACCCATCGAAGGAATTGAAGGACATGACCAAGGAAAAGTATGACCGTGTGGGCATTGCCATCGGTGACACCGTGGCATCCTCCAAGGGAGCGACCATCGGTACGTGGCTTGGGCGCATTGCCAAGAGTCCAGTGCAGCGCAACATTGGCCGTGTGAAGGATGGCTCGCTTGCCCCATTGGAGATGTATGTGGGTTCCAAGAAAATTGATGAGTCCGAGAGTACCATCAAGGCAATCTATGAAAAGGGCTACCTCGTGCCACGCAAGTATGTGGGACGCTCAGGCTACTTCTTTGCTGATGACAACCTGGCCTGTGATCCTACAGATGACTATGCGCACATCGCCCACCGTCGGGTGATAGACAAGGCATATCGCCTGGCATACGACATCATGCTTGGCATGCTCCTTGACGAGCTGGAAGTCAATGATGACGGCACGCTGCAAGTTGGAATCGTGAAAAGTTGGCAGCAGACCGTGGAAAACGGCATCAACAAAAAGATGACCGCCAATGGTGAGCTTTGCGCAAATTCCGATGGTGAGGGATGCCAGTGCTACATCGACGAAAAGCAAAATGTACTCAGTACCTCGAAGGTGCTTGTGACTCTGAAAGTGCGTCCATACGGATATGCCCGATACGTGGACGTGAATCTGGGATTCTTAGTAGAAACAAGTAACAGCTAAAGAATATGTTTAATTCAAAGGAATACGAGTGGGCCGACATCAACGTTGTCATGGCAGGTCGCCCTGTCACAGGATTCCGCTCCGTGAAATACTCATCGAAGCAGGAAAAGGAAGCCTTGTATGCCAAGGGCAACAAACCGCAAGGTGTGCAGCGAGGGAACAAGTCCTACGATGGCTCCATTGGACTGTTGCAAAGCGAGTATGAGGCACTGAGCCAGGCTTGCGGTGGCGACATCCTTGACGCTTCTTTCGACCTTGTGGTGTCTTATGGCAATGCCACGAAGGGTGATGTCATCGTGACAGACATCCTTGTGGGTGCAGAGTTCACTGAGGACAACACCGAGTGGAAGCAGGGTGACAAGTTCCAAGAAAAGGAACTTCCTTTCATCTTTGTGGATAAGAAGAAAGGATAGTGTTTGAACACCATTCAAATAACATTCAAATAATAGAAAAATGAAAATAGATAAGCAAAAAGTAGAAGAGTGGAAGAAACAGCATGGCGAAATCTTCCAGATAGAGACCCAAGGCAAAAGCTGTATTGTCCGCAAGCCAACACGCAAGGAATACAGCTATGTGTCAGTGGTGAAGAATCCTGTTAAGGCACAAGAAACCTTGCTCAACCAAATTTGGCTTGACGGTGATGAGGAAATCAAGACCAATGATGACCTTTTCTTCGCAGTGTGCTCACAACTTGAAGACGTATTGGCTATCAAGGAGGCTGACATAAAAAAGCTTTAGAGGATGCGGAAATAGATGATGTCGAGGCAAAGGACATTCTCTATATGAACACCTTGCTGAGATATAATCTATTCCTGGATCCTGATACGCTTTCAGATGAGGAATGGGCGTGGACTATCAGGTATTTAAAGGAAATCAAAGAAGCAGAGAATAAGACAGATGGCTAAAAGTGTACTTCAATTTCTTATCAAGTTGCAAGCCAACGAAGGCAATGTGCTGAGTGTGGCAAGAAGAACGTCTGAGCAGCTGGACAACATCACCAGAAAGGCGACCCTTGTAAAAAGTCGCCTCCAAGCAGCCTTCTCGTTCTCCAGCTTGAAGACCTCCCTGATGTCACTCCCTGGCATGGATTTTCTGATGAATCCCTATACCCTTGCAAGTGCAGGCATCGCAGCCATCTCATCCATCGGGGCGCAAGCCGAGCAAACAAGCGTGGCATTCAAGACGCTTGTTGGCAACGAGACGGCAGCGTCAAAGATGCTGGGTGACATCTACAACTTTGCGGCAAAGACCCCATTCGAGCCTCTGGACTTGGAGAACAATGCCAAGATGATGCTTGGATTCGGTGTGAGCACACAGAAGGTGGTTCCGTACTTGAAGCAGCTTGGCGACATCGCCATGGGCGACAAGGAGAAGCTTGGCGGTCTGTCCCTTGTCTTTGGACAGGTGGCATCGGCAGGAAAGATGCAAGGCCAAGACCTGATGCAGTTCATCAACGCAGGTTTCAACCCATTGAAGGAACTCCAGAAGATGACAGGCAAGACATACGCAGAGCTTCAGGACATGATGAGCAAGGGACGTATTGGCTTTGATGCTGTGGCGGCAGCCATCGCCCATGCCACAAGCGAGGGCGGTGCTTTCAACGGCATGAGCGACAAACTGAGCCAGACTGTCAGAGGAAAGTTCTCAACCATGATGGGAAACATCAGGCAAGCAGCCATCGGCATGTTCGATGCGATCAAGCCTGTTGTGCTTGGACTGATGGACATTGTTGGCGCATTGGTTCCACCGATAGCGTCCGCCCTTCAATTCCTTCTGTCCATCGTTGGCGGTGTCATCGGCTTCTTTATGAAGTGGAAGACGGAAATAGCCTATGTGGCTGTAGTAGCTGGTGTTGGAGCCATCGCCTTCAATGCCCAGGCAATAGCCCTATGGGGGCTTGTGGGTGTGATGAAGGTGGTGGCGGCCGTGACCAAGGTGTGGGAAGGCGTGCAGTGGCTGTTGAACATCGCCATGAACGCAAACCCTATAGGTCTTGTCATCACTGCCATCGCAGCCCTTGTCGCAGGTGTGGTCTATTGTTGGAACAAATTCGCTGGTTTTCGTGCTTTTCTCCTTACCATGTGGTCGGTCATCAAGGGACTTGGTGGAATCATCAAAGATTACCTTATAGACCGCTTCAAGACGTTCCTCAGTGGAATCGGCAAGGTGGGACAGGCATTGGCGAAGCTCTTCAATGGAGATTTCAGCGGTGCATGGTCGAGTGCAGTGGATGGTGTCAAGGACTTGACAGGAATCACCAGCACGACCAAGGCTTTCAAGGCTACCCAACAACTCGCTGGGGGCATCAAGCAAGATTTCGACAAGAACTATGCAAGGGAAAGTGCCAAGGACAGAAAGAAGCCTTCTGACCACAAGATTTCAAGCCCTTCCACCAAAGGAAGCCCAGCCTTCTCATTCGGCTCACCATCAAGTGACGGCAAGGGAGGAAAGGGAGGAAAAGGTGGACGTGGTGGGCATGGTGGCGGTAAGTCCACGGCCGAAGCCCTTGCCACTGGTGGGTCTCGAAGCTCAAACATCCACATCAACATAGGCAAGTTTTTTGATACTATACAAGTAACAATGAACGACAAGACCGACACGGCGGACCTGGAGCGTATCGTGCTCCAGTGCATGAACCGTGCCCTGTCAATCGCAACAAGTACAGACCGATGAGCACAACAAACAGATTCATACTCCAAAACTTGGCCTTGCGAGCCATGGGACTCACCAAGGTTCCTCCTTATTGGTTGTTTCGAGAGAACAACTTCCATGGCGTGAACCTTGGCTACATGTCAGCGGCCAAGACCATTCCAGACAGTTCGGGCTTTGACGTGGAAACCATGTCGGATGCAGAGCTTGAAGACGTGGTTCGCACGAATGCGACAGGCGTGCCGATGGTCTTGCCCCTTCGATTCCAGCTTGAAGAGTCTGGAGCGCAAGAGTGGCTTTTCCCCATGGAGCCAATGATCAGCGTCAATGGGCAGAACATACTTGTGAGGCGAAACGTCTCAAAGGGCAAAATCAGGGGAAGCATCAAGGAACGTTGGACGCAGGATGACTACAGCGTGAGAATCGAGGGCATCTTGATGGGCATGGATGGCAAGTACCCTGAGGCGGACGTGGCAAAGCTCAGAAGTTTCTGTGAGGCTGGTCACGTGAAGGCACTGAATCCATTGCTTGAGATATTCGGCATCAGCCAACTTGCCATCGAGAGTTGGGACATTCCCTTCACTTCTGGCACTATCAATCAAAACTACACCATACAGGCCTACAGTGATGACATCTACAAGTTGCTGTTGAGCCGTGACGACTTAAACGCATAGAATTATGTACACCATGGCATTTGACATCAGAATCGGCACATACAAGCTCTGTATGATTGACAAGGTAGAAATCCATCGTAGCGTGGAACTACTTGCGGACACGGCTGTCATTACTCTTCCAGCATCAGAGTACAACCATGCCCTCCAGGTCGAAGACAAGCTAAAGCGAGGCGACAAGGTGATAATCACCCTTGGCTACGAAGAGGCAGGACTTGAAACTGAGTTCGAAGGATGGCTTCAACGCATATCCACCGATGGAGGGAACGTCAAGCTATATTGCGAGGATGACATCTTTCTGTTCCGAAAGGACATGAAGAACGAAGTGCTTCAAAAGGTAGCCTTGAAGGATCTCCTTGCCAAGGTGGTCTCAGGGTGTGGTCTCTCATTCAAGGTGGAGTGCTCCTATTCCTGGACATACGGAAAGTTTGTCATCAACAACGCAACTGGCTATGATGTCTTGAAAAAAGTGCAAGAGGAATGTGGGGCTGACATCTACCTACAGGATGAGACCTTGCACATACACCCTCCAGGCGAAAAGATGGGCGTGGAATGCTTCTATGACTTCGCCCTGAACGTGGAGGAAGACAACCTCACCTATCATCGTGCGGAAGACAAGAAGGTGCAAGTCATCGTGAAAGCCCTGATGCCAGACGGAACCGTCAAGGAAGTGGAGACAGGAACAACTGGAGGCGACAAGATAGAGATCAAGTGTGCCACCAATGACGAAGCCTCCATGAAGGCTCGTGGCGAGCTGGAGGTAAAGCGTCGAAGCTTCGACGGCTACGAGGGAAGCATCACAGGATGGCTCATACCAGTTTGCCGTCCATCTGATAGCGTCACGCTCCATGATGCCGATTATCCCTACAAGGATGGCACTTACTTTGTGACAGCCGTTGACACCGAGTTTTCAAGTGCTGGTGGAAAAAGAAAGGTCAGTTTAGGATTTAGATTGAGTTGATTATGGATGAGTACAGACAACTACAGGAACATTTGAGGGGATTGGCAGGTGGAGGCAAGAGCATCGCCATCTACCAAGGCATCGTGAAATCCGTTGACGGAAACCTCTGTGAGGTGACAGTGGGAGGCATCACCATCCCAGGGGTAAGGCTCAAAGCCTCCGAGATAAAAGACGATGGCTTGATGCTTGTTACCCCAAAGGTCGGCAGTGCCGTGACCATCGGCAGCTTGTCGGGAGACCTCACGGAACTTGTCGTTCTACAGGTTGACCACATCGAGACGATTGTCATCAATGGTGGAAAGCTGGGAGGTCTCATCAACATAGAGCAGCTGACCCAAAAGATCAACGAGCTTGTGGAAGCCTTCAACAACCATACACACCAAGTGACCGTGAGCCACCCTGGTGGAACGTTCACAACGGTCAAACCAACCAGTTCCGCAAAGTCATTCAAGAAGGACGACTACGAGGACGCAAAAATCAAGCACTGACATGGAAGGAATACAACTCACATACAACAAGGATTCTCCAATACTGGAGCCAACGGTCAGAAACGGACACCTACAAACCGGTGACATCCTGAGACAGAACCAAGCCTTGATACTCACCCTTCACCATGGTGAGCTGAAGGAAAACCCATCGGTGGGTGTCGGCATCAGCGACATGTTGCTTGACAACGACCCCATCTACTGGAGGACGCTCATCAAGGAGCAGATGGAGATGGACGGCCAGACCGTTGACAAGGTGAGAATCACCAACACAGGAGTACAGATAGAATCTAAATATTAAAACGACAAGACAATGATTATCGAACATTTTTTGAATAAACTTATGGTGGTGCTCTCCACCATGTGGGGATGGGTGATGTGCCTGTTCCTGATTATTGCCAACTTTTTGGCAGGATATGAGACGATGGTGGGGTTCACGGTGTTTGCCGTGGTGATGGATGCAGTCTGGGGCATTGCCTCCAGCCTAAAACAGAAACGGTTCACCAAGAGTGAGCTTGCGAGGGATTCATTCAGCAAGCTTGCGGTGTATGGTTCCGTGATCCTGATTTTCATCCTCATCGACAAACTCCTTGGAGTGGAAAATGGACTCACCACAAGCGTGATCTGCATCGGCATCATCCTCGTGGAGCTATGGAGCACATCCGCAAGTATGCTAATCTGTTTCCCGAACATGCCGTTCCTCCAATTACTGAAGAAAGCCCTTGTGGGTGAGATAGCGAGCAAACTGAGAGTAAAACCAGAGGACGTGGAAATCGCCCTCGAAGCATTGAGAAAGAAATGAGAAATATCGAATACATAGCCGTTCATTGTACGGCAAGCAGTCAGAAGACAACCATCAAGCAGTTAGAACTGGAGTTCGAACGCAAGGGTTGGAAATTCCCTGGCTACCATTATGTCATCCTCCCAGACGGAACCATCCATCAGATGCTTGATGTGGAAAAGGTAAGCAATGGCGTGAAGGGCTTCAACTCGAAACTGGTGAACATCGCCTACATCGGTGGCATTGACGCAAATGGCAAGCCTATTGACAACAGAACGGAGGCACAGAAGGCATCGCTGAGAAACCTGTTGAAACTCTTGCGCAAGAAATATCCAAAGGCGGTCATCCAGGGACACCGTGATTTCAGCCCAGACCTGAACCACGATGGAAAGATAACCCAGAATGAATGGATCAAGGCTTGCCCTTGCTTCAACGCAAAGGAAGAATACAAGGACATTTAAAGGCAGACAACATGAAACATTACATCTATTTGCTCCTGGCAGTGCTGATGCTCGCTGCCTGTGGCACGACAAGAAAGGTGGAATCCAATCAAAGACATGTGGCGAAGGATTCCGTGAACATCCGTGACTCCATCGTCATCAAGGACTCCCTGGTCATCCGATATGAGGTGAACGTGAGAGATTCCGTGAGCATCAAGGACTCCACAGTCTTGGTGATAGACCAGGACGGAAACGTGGTGAGCAAGGAGAAGTACCGCAGCACGGAACGAAACCGAAACACCGACAGAGGCAAGGAGGTCGCACAGAGCCAGTCGAAGGAAAACGTATCGAAGGCCGATGAGCGGCATGACCTGGAGAATGAGGAACAGAAAGAAACCGTCCAAAAAAACAACGAATTGAGAAATGAAGTCATTTTTTGGTTTTCTGTTTCTATCTTTTTTGCGGTGATTTACGGTATCATTGGTTTACGTAAAAAGTCAGAGAAATGAAAACAAAGGTCAAGGACGGACAGACGATGGCAGACATCGCCATCCAAGAATTTGGATCGTGGGAGGCTGTGCTTGCCATTGCCAAGGCAAACGGCATCAGCATCACGGACATCCCACATCCGGGAACAGAGCTGAAACTTCCAGACGGAACCTGGAATCGTGTCATGCAGAACTACTGCAAGAATAACGACGTGAGTCCTGCAACCGCAAGGGATCAAGGAAATGTCCGTCTGAGAATCTTTGGCGAGGAGTTTACAAAAGAATTTACTTAGACATGGCAAGGACTGTAGCAGAGATCAAGAAACAGATGACGGATGCGTTCATGGCAGATGCCACCATCCGTGAGAAATATGGGCTGAGGGAAGGCGACACCTGGAGCGGTAGCTTTTCCACTGTCAGTTTGGAGAGCATCATGTTCTTCATCGTCGCAGCCTGCTGCCATGTGCTGGAGGTTGTCTTCGAGGAGTACGTGAAAGTGGTGGATGACAAGGTGAGCATGGCTGTAGTGGCATCCGTTCCATGGTACTACAAGATGTCAAAGGCCTTCCAGTATGGTGACAGCCTCGTGCTTAACGAGGACACCCAGCAGTATGGCTACGCCGCCATCGACGAGGGCAAGCAGGTGGTGAAATACGCAGCCGTGAGGGATCGTGGCACGAGCGTGCAGATCCTTGTGAGCGGTGAGAAGGACGGCAAGCCTGTGGCACTCTCAAACAGTGTTTTAACGGTGTTCAAAGAGTACATGAACAGGGTGAAGGTGGCAGGTGTTGTGCTCTCAATACGCTCCAAGAACGCAGACAAGATGGTCATCATGGCAAAGGTCTATGTGGACTCTCTTGTCATCAACTCTGACGGAACTCTCATATCCGATGGGAGCAAGCCTGTGGAGGAAGCCATCAATGCATATCTTGCCAATATCGTCTATGGAGGAACTTTCAACAAGACCAAACTCACAAATGCCATTCTTGGAGTGGAGGGAGTGAGTGACGTTGAAATCGGAGAATGCTCCTATATGGAGGATGGAGGCACGGAATACACAGTGATAAAAGGTAACAACTATACAGCCCTTGGTGGATGCTTCGTGTCCGAAGGACTTTCAAACTCATTGAGCTATGTGGTACAAGATTGATTTGACGAAATTCGTGGTGCAGTTATTGCCACCCATTTTAAGGAGCAAGTTCCTCGTGGCATTGCTGAAAGTGCTTGTCCTGCCTCTCTCTTTTGTTTATGACAAACTGATGGGGCATCGTGAGAATGTCTTTGACAAGTTGGAAACATCCGCCAATGTGATTTACTTGGAAAAAGTTTTGAACGAAACTTTCTTTCTTTCAGACAGACAGATATATATCACTTCTTTGGAGGAAGATTTCTCAAACTATTGGCATTTCAAAAGTGAGAACGCACCAAGCAAGTTCCTGGACAATTCATCAGGCATTATCTTGAAGTACAAGGGTGAAAGCAATTACAAGGAAAGCTTCACGGTCAATGTGCCAACATTTCTTTGCACGTCATTGGATTCTTCCAAGGATAAATACCAAGGAAAGAACCTTGCCAAGATAAAGGCGATATTGAACATTTACAAACCTGCTGGACGCACGTACAGCATAATATTATATGATTATGAATAGACTTGTTTTTAGTGAGGGTGGACAACCTGTTTGCCTGGATGACTTGAAACTCTTGCAAGAATTGTTTTTTGAGTCCATGAAGCCTTTTTTAAAAGCTTTGGTGAAAACAGATGTGTTCATCTTGGAAGACTATATTTTCCAAAACTCAGAATTGGATGAAGAAAAAGGGGAAACGAAATTTACGCTGTTGTCAGGAACTCTTGTCGTAAACGGAGACTTCTTGACTTGGCCTGACACAGATTTGTCCATACAGGATTGGAATCAGCCTATCTATTTATGTGTCAAAAATGTCGATTCCGATATGAGATTGTTTGAAGATGGTCAAAGTAGAAATTGCACAAAATCAAAGAAAATTTACGCAAGTACCGACAAAACTGGCGCAGATGAAGCATATAACATATATAACTTACATTCTTTACTGGATTTATTGTCATCGGCCTTGGAACTTGGAAGCATTAAGGAAAATTTAGATGTGCAATTTTATAATGGCTATTCGGGTAAGGTAAAAATAAGCAAAGTTGACAATGGAACAGATGCACAAATTTCCATAGATATAAAAACATCGAGAACAGACTGGGATACGGAAGAAGCCTTGCTAAGTAGAGGTATGCTATTCACAATCAATGATGCAACCTATGCAGAAACTCTCCAAGGAAAGAAAAGCCCTTCCTTTGAATATTTGGGGAAGAAGTATGAGCTTCATGTCGCAGCCAAACCTGTCGCAGCCGTGGTGATTTTGACACCAGAAGGTGGCATTCCCAATGGTTTTTATGATGATGACTATAGTTTCCCTATCATTCCTATTTCCGTAACATTTAAACTTGGTGATTTCGTAAAATTCTCAAAGTAATATGGAAACAATTTATAAGCTTCAGCAACGTGCCGATGCCTTGCGACGCAAGAATCAGGTGGATAGTATCACTCCAGAAGAGGTGGGTGGCCTTCATGCCGACACCTTAGCATATCTTGCCGACATGGAGCAAAATGCGGATGGACTTGGCATCCATCAAGTTTACAAGAGCTATGCCGCAATGAAAGCGGACGGCACGGCTCCTGTAGGCACAAATGGCAAACCACTTCGCTTTGGTCAACTCGTAGCCATTTACGATGCAAACAACTCAACGCAGGCAGAGAGCGGAAACGTCTATGCCTTCCAAAAGGGAAATACAGCGGAGCCATGGCTACTGATGGGAAACCTTGGCAGCATCTATGCTCTCCAGAAGCAAGTTGACCAGGAAATCAAGGATCGTGGCGAAGCGGACAATAGCATCAAAAAGTCCATCGAGGAAGAGAAGTCAAATCGCTCTGACGCAGATACGGAGCTTTTGAAGCGTCTGCAAGGCACGAGCGAGAGCAGCAATGCCCTCACTGATCCATTCCTCAACCTTGGGAACTTCACTGATGGCGACACCTCTAAGGAAGAACAACTTCAGGCAAAACTGGACGCAGCCTATGCGAGCACGGAGAACTACAAGTTCGTGGGTGTGCTCAGAGCCACGTTTGATGGTGTGAACGTCCAGGTACATCAGTTTGTCATCGGCTATGCGAGGGAATATTGCATCCAGGTGGCAGAAGGCCCTGTCAGACTCAACGACGATGGCAGGCTGGCAAGCGGCACTACCTTTGCCGAATACATGCGTACCCACACCAAGGAGAACGGATGGACGGAGTGGACGCTTTGTGGTGGAAAGTCTTTGGCCGACAACATGCGTGAGAGCATCGCCAAGACAAGCGAGGCGACCTTGAAGTCCATCGACGCAAAGATGGGACAGCCTGGCGGCATCGCCCAGCTTGACGAAAACAGCACCATCCCAAAAGAGAACCTTCCAAAGGAGGTTTATGACGTGGTGATGGTGAGCTACTGGGACACAAATTCCATCTCCATGGTCGGAGCCTACAGATACTCCAGCCAGGAGAAGAAACTTGAAAGACTCATCGACACGGTGGAGGATGGCGACATCAAGCCGAAATGGGTGCAGCAGACACTCAGCTCATCAGTGATCTACGTAGATGTGGCAGGCAAGGTTCCATACATCTGGACTGGCACGGACATGGCGCAGATAGCACCGAAGGCAACTCCAGCGAGCATTTTTAACGCCACCACGGAGGTTCCCATCACTGGCTATTACCAACTGTCCGACCCCGACAACCCAAGCATGTCCGCCATCAATGCGGCATGGAAGGAAGGCAAGGCTGTGAGCGGACTGATCATTTCCTTCGAGATGTCGGCAGGCATCTGGAAGACCTACCAATATGTGGGCAAGACCGTGACGGAGGCAAACTGGTTCAACCCGGATAACTGGAAGGACTTTGGCTCCCTTGCAGCAGGATCTGAGACCTACATCATCATCGACACTCTGTTGGGCAACCCAGAGGTGGGAAGCTACTGGACTTTGGCGACCGCAGTGCAAGCCCTCTTGAAATACCAGGAGAAAACAGGCGTGCAATATGCCAAGAAGGGACTCATCATCTCCTATTCGACAGGAGAGAAGCAGATGGAGACCAAGCAGTTCCAGGGCGACTTGACAGAAATCGGTGAAATCGGGCTGTGGAAGGACTTTGGAGGCGGCTCAGGCGTGGATGCAAAGGATGATCCAAAGGCAGACGGAAAGGACGCTCTCTCCACTGGAGGTGCATACAAGTGCATCCCCACCAACATCAAGGTGGACACGGAAACGGAGGGCGTGGTGAAGCTGCAACTCGAAAATGCGGCTGGCGAGGGCATCGGGGACGAACAGCAGTTTGCCGTCGGCACTGGAAGCGGTGGCGGCTCAGGAACCATTGTCAGCATCCAGTTCGAGAACTCGCCCCTCTATGCCAAGGCCGGAGGCTCTGTGCTCATCAAGGCAGCCATCCGAAGCATCACAACGCAAGGTGGCAGCGAGATAGACAACATGATCGAGAAAATCGTGCTCAAAGACCGTGACACGAACCAGGTGTTGGAGACCATTGCCGTAAACAAGGCATCGTCCGCCACTGGTGACACATACGACTTCACTGTGGATGTCAGCTCCTATTTCGTAACAGCCACAAACAAACGATTCCAGCTGGTGGCATACGATGACGCAGGAAACAGCGGTTCAAGAAACATCAACGTCTCAGGCGTGGATGTCTCCATCACAAGCGTGCAGACCCTCAACTACACCCAGAGCACCAGCCTTGCAGTCGGTGGCACAGCCAAGAGCATCCCGATGTATAAGTTTGCCAACAACGCAAGCGACAAGGGCATCAAGGTCATCACGGAGATCTATGTCAACGAGCAGTGGCAGGTACTTGGAACCTCCACCATCATGGACACCTATTCCCATTCCGTGAGCATAGACCCACAAAACTGTATGGGCACGCCACTGGCACATGGCGCATATCCCTTGCGAATCCATGGCGAGGACGTGGGAAGCGGCGTGGTTGGAAATTACCTCCACACGTCCGTCATGGTCGTGGAGGAAGGAAACGTCACACCTATCGTGGCGACACGATGGTACACGGACGAAATGGAGGGCAAGCGCAAGCTCTATGAGTCCATATCCGTGGAATATGCCATCTACGTTGCGAACGACAACAACCCGAAGGCTGTCATCCTCTATGACGGCAGCGTGCAGAACAACAGCGTGGCATATCGCTCCCAGACATACACCTTCACCAAGCAGGTGATGGAGGGCGTGCATGATGGCTCCAAGACCATCGTGGTGTACGTAGAATGTGGCGAGTCATCATCCCAGGCAGCGTCGTTTGTCATAGATGGAAGCCTCGTGGACGTGGAGGAAGTGAGCACACAGCGTGTGTTCAACATCACCATGGACTCACGCTCCAACAGCGAGGAGGACAAGACCATCAAGGACGGAGACACCTCCATCAGCGTGGAAGGATCCAACTGGAGCACCAATGGATTCGTGAAGGACACCTTTGGAACGGCATCCTATGGCACGGAGGCCGACAACGGCATCATGTCCTTGCGCATAGCAGAGAACATGAGGGCAGTGTGTGACTACAAGCCGTTCGCCTCCAACAGCATCGAGCAAAACGGAATGGCCATCAGCTTCACGGTGAGGGTGAAGAACGTGGAGGACAGGAACGCCAAGCTGATAGACTGCCTTGGCGACAACAAGGTGGGCTTCTACCTGACTGGCGAGAAACTTGTCTTCACGTGTGACGGAGCCACCGCCACCAATCCCGATGACCTTGGTGCGCAGCAAACGGCCGTGGTGTATTACGCACAAGACGCAGTGACACGCTTCGACATCGTGATAGAGCCTTCCTCCATCGCCCCTTACTCAGGCATCGGCAGCATCAAGATATTCCGCAACGGTGACGAGGCAGGTGCCTGCTACTATGACGCTGGCAAGCTCATCAACAACGACCACACCATCAACTTCGATGGCACAAGTGCCGACATCTATCTTTATAAGTTGACGGCATGGGCTACATACTTCAATTTCCGCCAGGCTGTCGATAACTACCTTGTGGGACTGAAGGACACCAAGGAAATGCTCAGCGAGTATGAGAAGAACCTTGTCATGGCATCGCAGACGGCAGAGGGAACGACCAAGGACAGACCAACCATGCAGGCTTGCCTCAACGCAGGGCTTTGCTGTGTCACACTCCTGAAGAACCCAGACACCGACGACATAGAGCAGAACTATCCTGGCTATCTTGACAAGTTGGATGGCGACAAGAAGACGAAGGCACTCTTCGACTGGATCGTGAGATTCCCAAACCGCCCATGGCAGGACTTCAAGGTGGTGCTCGTGCCTACTGTGAACCAGGGAACGACATCATCGCTCAAACCTATCAAGAACAAGAAGGGCAAGTTCAAGGGATGCTAGATCATCCTCCTCCACTCAGAGGAAGACTTCACTGGCGAGGAGCTGGAGAAGTTCAAGCTTTGCCAGAAGATGGCGGCCAAGGGCAAGATACAGGTGAAAGATGGCGGCATGTGGATCAGCACATCCACCATCAAGGTGGACTACTCAGACTCAGGAGGCGCAAACAACGGAGCCACCATGGAGCTGATGAACAAGTTGCAGCGTGCGCTTGGCGAGAGATACATGACACCAGCGCAGAACGCCTACAAGGGAAACGAGACCATGAACACGTCCATCGACTCTGTGCCATGCGCCCTTTTCCGCACAGACATCAACTCTGTGGATGCCACCAACGAGTCCTATGCCTATTTCCATGCCAAGGCAAACTTCAACGTTGACAAGAACAACCCAAGTTTCTTTGGCTTCGAGAAAGTGGACGGATATACGGCAGACTGCCTCAATTATGGCGACTTCAAGGAACTCGTTGCAGCCAAGGGACAGAAGCTGACGGACTTCAAGGATGAGGTACTGAAGGATGTTTCATCCCTTGTGGCAGGAAACATCTACATGCTCTCAGAGTATTGCGGCAACGGAAATGTCTTCCTGGAGAATGACGGAACAGGCTCCATGGTGGAGACCACAGCCGTGGCTGACCCTACGGAAACCGCCAAGACCCTCTCTGAGGTAATGTCTGACAACGTGAGCGAATATGACTGGACGCAGGTCTATCATACGTCCGATGACAGATACGCCAAGTACAGCGGTGGCAACTGGAAGGACACCACTGGCTCCATGAGCTACGACAAGGCAACGAGAAAGTGGACGGTATCTGGAAGGGTGCTGAACCCAACGACCTGCTACGAATACCTGAAGTATGATTATCTCTGTTGGCTGAAGGGCGTGAATGGTGTTGACGACATGATGAGGGTGGATGAGGCGACTGGAAACCCGGTGTGGATGTCATACTTCGAGGCGAGATACCCAGACGACGATGACCTTGTGGCGTTGTATGAGTCTGGCAAGAAGGTTCCATACGACCTCTACAAGTTCCTCATGTTTACTCAGCAGTGCAGCAACGACCTCACGGAGGCAGATGGCGACATCACGCTTGACGGTCTCACTGTCAGGGGCACTAAGGAGAACCGCCTGAAGAAGTGGTCTCACGAGCTTCACAAGTTCGCCAACGTCCACAGCGTCGGATGCTATGTGGTCGCAAGCGACTACATCCTTGCCGTTGACCAGCGAAGCAAGAACATGATGCTCAGCTTCTATCTCGACACCGACGGTGAGGTGAGGGCTTACTTCAACCACTGGTATGATGGTGACTGTGTCTGGAACTATGACAACGACTGTGGCCTCACCGTACCATGGGATTTGGATGCCGTGAACGACCCTAAGCATTATTACCAGGGATGGAACAGCGTGATGTTCCAGCAATCATACAAGGTGGACGGCTTCTGGCTTGATGAGACTGGCGACAATGTGGTGACGCTCCATGACATCGCTGGGGAGATGCGAAGCGTAGAGGCAGACGGAATGAAGATTTTCTCAGTGCAGGGTTGCACTAAGCTATGGGTGACCGACCGACTGGCAAAGTGGGCGAAGGTCATTTCCTCATTCGATGGCGAGCGAAAGTACATCGAGAACTCCACGGCAGGAGCCAACTATTACTATGCCGTGCATGGTCTTCGCCTTGATGATCTGCCTGAGACATTCAGAAAGCGTTTCGCATACCGTGACGGCTACTATCAGGTTGGTGAGCTTTACACCAACCCATTCAAAATGCGTGCCGTGGGCACTGAAATCTCCATTGCCATCACGGCAGCACAAGACAGTTTCTTTGGAATCGGTGTGGATCGTGCGGATGCGTGCGTGGACAGTTGCTATCTGAAGGCTGGCGAGAGCTACACGCTCAGAAGCGGCATGACCGCCTCTGGCGCAGGAACCATGCTCTATGTGTTCGGGGCGAAGAACCTGGCAAGGCTCGACTTGTCTGGATGCACCCCAAAGGCTGAGAGCTGGGACATCTCCAACTGTGAAATGTTGCAGGAACTCGTGCTTGGTGGCGAGGACTACGAGCCTATGGACGGTACGGCTGCCATCACACAGTTGAACCTTGGAAACAAGCCGTTCCTCTCTTCCATTGACGTGAGGAACACGAAGGTGACTTCCATCACTGCCACATACTGCCCACGATTGAAGACCGTCTTGGCAAAGAACTCCTCCCTGTCAAGCATTGACTTGGCGGAAGCCTCGCCAATAGAGACCCTTCAGCTTCCGTCAACGATGTCGAACCTCTCATTCAAGAACTTGCCAAGGCTGCAATACCCTGGTGGGCTAACCTTCGATGGCATGGGTGGCATCAAGAGCGTGCTCGTGACGAACTGCCCAAGGATAAGTAGCACCCAGTTGCTCCTCGACTCAATAGGTGGAGGCGCAAGCATCAAGTACATCCGTCTGACAGACGTGAACGTCTCAGGCTCATCCACCATCCTGCAAGCCTTGATGGACAGTGAGGCCGTGGGACTGGAAGTGAACGGAACACCATACGATGAGAGCGGAAAGTGCTCTGGTCTGACAGGTAGATGGATTATGACTGACTTCATCACCAAGGAGAAGCTTGCCTCGTTTGCGGCTTACTTCCCGGAGATGACCGTATATAACAGCCAATACAGCGCAATCGTGTTCGATGATACCGTGGGCGACCCTCAGAACATCACCAACCTCGACAACAAGACAGGGCATGACTACAGCAATGAGTACAAGCCATCCGCCCATGTGAGCCAGATTTGGAAGGACATGAAGCCTGTCATCGGCATCTACGACCAAGGTAGCTCCAAGATGACCTGCATCCCGATGGATGAGAAGGACTACTCCAAGCTTGCCGACGGCAGATCAATCGAAAACATCTATGACAAGGGTGAGTACGATGCCTTCATGTATATCGGCAGATATTGGTACAAGGGCATCAATGACGTGAAGCATGACAGAAAGTACCTGTTCTTTTCAAGCCTCCAGGAAAGACCTCTTCCAAGTGCCAACGTGGTGAAGAGGGTGAAACTCCAGGACATCTTGCTTGGTGCAAGTTGCTCTGTCTGCACGGACTCGCTTGACTCCAGCATCTATGATGAGAAAGGAAACGTCAAGATAGACAGTTCCACAACGTTCGTCCGCTCCAACGTGAGCTATAATGCGTACAAGATGGATGTGGAGGGAATGAAGCAGGTACGATGGCCTGGCGTTACAAGCAGCCGTATCGGTGCTATATTCGTCAAGGAGGACGGAAGTGTCATCGAGACATACAACTTGACTGGCATGGCATCCGACTCAGACTTTATGGAAGGTGACTATACCTTCACGTCCGTTCCTGATGGAGCGAAGTACTTCATCTTTGCGGTGAAGACCGTCAATGAAGATGGCGAACTCATTGCCGTTGACAGTTCTGAACTCGAAGCCATAGAACCTGACTGGGTGGAGCACAAACCAGAGCTTGTCGGCATCTACGAGGCTGCCATGATGAGCGGAACGCTCAAAAGTGTCAGTGGCGTGGCTGCCAAGCTTGGAGATGGCAATAGCAACACATATATAGGTTGGGCGTATGACAGCGAGGGAAAGGTGACCTATGTGGATCCAACGGACATCCAGGACATGAACCTTCACTACACATACAAGGACTTCCAAAACCTGGCATGGCTGAGAGGAAACGGCTATCAGATGATAGACTATGAGACAAGCAAGGACGTGGCAAACCTCTTCTATGCCCTTGTGGGAAATCGTGACGCTCAGTTGGTATGTGGCTATGGCCGTGGCGTAGGCTCATCAAGCAGCAACGGTTACACGAACAATTACAAGACTGGTTACTGGGATTCCATCGGCAAGGCAAACAGCCCATGGAACAATGGCATGGGAAACAAGGTGCTTGGCATCGAGAACTTCATGGCTTGCAACTGTGAGTGGATGGACAATGTTGGTGTGAACATCAAGAGTTATGTGTCATTCCTGAAAAACAAGATGGTTCCAGTGAGCGGAGATATGCTTGACAGTGTTTGGCACATCTATGATCCTCTCACCAAGACAGAAAGAACCGTACAAGGCATCAATGCCAATGGTTATTGTATCGGACGTGTGAGATTTGGACGCTATGCAGATGTCGTTCCTACCAAGCTAACGAGCGACAACAGCAAGTGGAACCAAAATTATACAGACATTTTTTGGTACACTCACAGTAGCGGTCGTGTCCTGTATCGTGCCTACTACAATGCGTATGCGTATGGCGGTCTCGCCTATGCGGGTGCGTATTACGCTTCATCGTACTCGTATGCGTACATCGGCTCTCGTCTCGCCTTCAGA